CATCAGACACGGGTTTAAAAATCTCTGACCAATTTATAGACCCAACTGTGTCAGATATCCCACTAAAAGCGTCGCTTATCGCTTTTAATATCCAAGACCAGTCTATACTTGAAAGATAATCCCATACTCCGCCGATTGCATCAGACACGGGTTTAAAAATCTCTGACCAATTTATAGACCCAACTGTGTCAGATATCCCACTAAAAGCGTCGCTTATCGCTTTTAATATCCAAGACCAGTCTATACTTGAAAGATAATCCCATACATAGCTTAAGGCATCAGAAACCATTTTGAATATTCCTGACCAGTCAACACTTCCCACGACATCTGATAGCCCTTTGAAAGCATCACTTATTATCTTGAATATTCCTGACCAATCAATACCCGAAATATAGTCCCAAACATAACTCAAGGCATCTACAACAGTCTGGAATACGCTTGTCCAATCTACGCTACTAATAGCATCAAAGAGCCATTGAAAGGCATCAGTGACGACCCGGATAAGCCCAGACCAATCCAGGCTCGTTAGCCAGCCAGTGAATGAGAGAATAGCGTTTGATATAGTTCCAAAAACTGCATTCCAATCAACACTTAATATAAAATCAGCTATGGCAGATACAGCACTTGAAATAATTCCAGAAATCGCGTTAAATCCATTTGCAATAACGCCCCCAATTGCAGCGAAATCTATTCCAGATAAGAAACCTTTAAGCTGTGTTGCAAGCCCGCCGGCTAACGCTGCAACATTTTTAATTAATGAACCGCCAACAGTTATAATAACATTTAAAACATTATCGAAGATATTCTTAATATTGTCAAAAGTCGGGCCAAGATTATCAACAAAACCCGTAATCAGGTCTACAGCAGATGAAAATATTGAACCTAAGACCCCAATTACGGGGCCAAGTTGAGATACTACACCATTAAATATTTCTGGAAGCCTGTTAAAATTGGTTTGTATTGTTGAAATGAACGGGGTTAGATACGACATTATATTTGAGAAAGCGGTTCCCAATTTCCCTAACATTCCGCTCAAATCGATGTTCTGTACTGCTTCTTTCACAGTATTAAATAAATTAGTGAATATGCTTACAAATCCTTGAAAATCGATGCCTTGAAGTGTTTTTATCCCCGTCTGAATAGCCTGCTTAATTGTGTTGAATACGCCGCTTAGTACATTTTCTACAGTTCCAAAGTTCAGCCCTGAAAACACATCTTGAAGTGTTTTTATCCCCGTCTGAATAGCCTGCTTAATTGTGTTGAATACGCCGCTTAGTACATTTTCTACAGTTCCAAAGTCCAGCCCTGAAAACACATCTTCAATGAAAAAAGGCAACTGCTCAAAGGCAATCGATATTTTCTCCCATGCTCCAGAAAAATCAATTGAAATAAGAGTGTCTGCAATGCTTGTGAATATATTTTTTATTGTTGGAGCTATCGAAGATAAAGCCCATCCTACAACTCCTGAGAGATAAGATAATGCTGTAGCGATCCCATTTATTACTCCGGTTATTATACTTGCAGCTCTAGAGCCGTCTAATCCTGAAAAGAACGCCTGAAATACTTTTACAATATCAGAAATTATAAATTTTATATAATCAAATGTTGGAGCAAGACCGCTAACGAGAGACTTAAAAAAGTTTATAATTCCAATTGCAACACTTTCGATTTTTGGAACGATTTCAGCGACTTTGCTGGATAGATCCCCGATAAAATGACTTACTGCGTTACCTGCATCCGCCCCGCTAATTCCTCCGGTGATCGCTCGAAATATATTACCAATTGCTGTGGCAACCGTGCTTACAATCGCTTGTACGGAGTATTGAGATGCTACTAACCCGCTGATAAAATCTGAAAATGAAGTCGAAATTTTGACAGCCCACTCTTGGATACCCGGCATAAAGGTATCTATCGCGTCAGCAATTTCTCGGATAGCAGGAGATAAAGCAGCCCCCACACTAATAAATAAATTTTCGATACTCCCACTTAGAGCTTCTAGGCTGCCCATCAAAGTGTCTAACTGCTGGTCTGCTATCGTCTGAGCTGCACCACCCGCGTTTTGAAGCTCAGTTGTTAAGTTGGCAAGTTCTCCAGATTGTGAAGTTAACGCAAGAATAGCGGGGGCTGCTTCTCTTCCGAATATTTCAAACGCTTCATTAGTATCAAGACCTGCGGCAGCTAAAGTGGCTATAACATTAGTAAATCCTTTTGTCGTGGGGTTTACATCGTCAATCGTGAGCCCCATTGACTTTAGTACGTCGGCGGCTTTGGTAGTAGGAGATATAAGAGAAGCTAAGACCCCTCTAAGTCCTGTCCCTGCACTTTCCCCGTCCAATCCTGCATTATAGAGAAGTCCTAAAGCGGCTGTAGTTTCCTCTATTCCCATATTGGCAGAATGGGCAATAGTACCGACGTATTTCATGGAGTATGATAATTTTTCCATACTCGCTAGAGTTTTCCCGGCGGCTGCTGCGAAAGTATCAGCCAGCCTTCCTGCGCTCTCAAAGCCTAACCCGAACTGGCTTAAAGTGCTTGCCATCGTGGCGGTAGTTTGTGCCAGATCATATTGAGTTCCAGCCGCTAAATCGAGCATGGGCTGAAGATCCGAAGCAACCATACTAGAAACATCATATCCAGCACTCGCTAATTCGTACATGGCGTTAGCGGCTTCTGCACTTGAGAAAGCGGTTTTCTGTCCTAATTCCATTGCTACGGCTGAGATGCTCGCTTTTGCTGCATCAAATTCAGCCCCTACCTTTCCAGTGACAGAAGCAGCATTAGCAACAGCACTTTCAAAATCTTTGAACATTGAAGCAGATTTCTCCACACCTGCTGCAAGACCTACGCCGAGAACCCCGCCTGTAACGGCTGCGGCTGTGCCTACTGCCGCGAGCCCAGAACTGATTTTTGAAAAGGAATTCGAAAGACCCCCACCTATTTTAGAGCCTACGTTTGCAAACTTTCTTTCAAATTCCATTATTTTGGCTGAAGCTGCTGCAATCCCGGCATTCAACTTTGAAATATCCGCTCCAATTTCAACATAGAGCTCCCCCACACTTCCAAAACCGACCATCATGTCACCGCGTATTCACTTTGCCGCCCATTTTCAGAGTCTCAGCCATTGCTTTTTTCTCAAGTAGTTCAGGGGTCATTTTCTGTTTTTTCTGGTCATTCGGCATGAAATCATCAATTTCAAACGGTTTTTTATCTTTGCGAGTTACCCCGTTAGCGTTATAAACTACCGCACACAAACGGGCCTCAAGAGTATTCCAATACGTATATTCCTGAGTTTTTTCTTCCATCGCCGCTTGAATCATCAGACGAGTTTCAGCAGGGGTATAATGCCAGAAAGATATAGGATCAATCCGGCAATATTGGAATAGACTTTTCTGCATTGAATCAATAAGCTCTCTTAAGGTTCGGATTTCGTCTCCGTCATCGCTTCCCCCTTATCCCCTCCTAAGAGAGCGGATTCATTAAGGGCAGACATGAGAACTTCGGTAAGGTCTTCGAGGCTATGGGTTTCCATATACTCGTTGATGATCTTCTTCACGTCTTCCTGGCTGAGTCCAGGGTTATCATGCAGGAGTCCGGCCCAAACCATAACACGCATGGTTTTGGGGCCCATTCGGGAAACAATTTTTCCGAAATCGCTGAAAGCTGGAGTTCCAAGGGCTTCCATCATCTCTTCAAATGCTTCCCAATCATAGCGGAGCTTATACTTTCCAAAAAAAGGAATTGATTTAAGGGGCATGTTTCAAGCTCCTTAATTAGCTGCCCTGTAAATATGGACAGTATACACTTTAGCCGTTTTTGAGGGTTCTTTTACCACGACGTCTACAGTTGTGATAGTACCAGCATCCCCAAGCGTTACCTCGGAATCAGTGTTATGAGTTGCGGTAACTCCATTTACTGTGAATGTTGTGCCTGGTTCTGCCTGATCTGGTGTGACGTATACGGCAGTCGTTCCGTTTGCTACACTGCATAGATAAAGGAATTTATCAGCAGCAAAAGCAGGGGTGAGAGGTTGAGCTGCCGACCCGATTTTAACGGTTAAGCCGGTAAGTTTCGAAGCAGTCGTGGAGAATTCTGGAGCACCTGATACTTTCAATTTGCAGGACAGTTTGATAATGTCATCCTCAATAATATGGTCATAAGTTTTGACAACCGCGTAAAAAGTTTGAGTGCTTCCAGACCCGAATTCGGTTGTGAAAAGATGAGGTGTCCCGGCAGCATAAGCGTCTTTTAGTGCGATTTGCCCAGCGTCACTGTCAACAGCGTTACATTTAATTTCACATTCCCCACCATCTTTTCTTCCAGCGAGATATTCTTTCCAATCGCCACTATCTTGATTGGTTACCTCGATATCATCCACTTCAACCTGGGGGATTGGTACGCCGTCCGTGCAGATTTCGCCTATGTATGTATTTCCAATTTTTACTTTTATGCCTCGTGCAACACTTGCCTGAGATTTCACATATGTCATGTTTTAAGCTCCTGTTATTGTATGATTAGCGAGAAATTAACGGAAAAGATAAAAGCCCCTGAATCCGAACGAGAAACGAATCCAGGGGGGGAAGTTGCAGAAATTGAAATGAAATGGGTATCGCCTATATCCTGATTGGCTACATTTCTAAGAAGTTTGTATATTGATACTGCTTTTTGGTACGCGGTATCTGAATTTTCATTCCTAACAAGAACAGAAAGATTCGGCTGATACGGGTTAATCTCTCCTGAGATTATATTATAGGGTTCTCTGCCAGGGAAAGGAGTAAGAGAAATACAGTTTGTAGGAGTTCCCTCTAACCCATTATAAAAAATATCAGTTCCTAAAGTGCCGATTGAATTTGTTTGCAGGTATGCCCCCAAATCATCCAGAAAAGTTTCAATGGTCATAAGGCAGCCCCCGCTCTTAACATCGTTTGAAGCTGTGGAACCATCTGTTCAAACGGCGTAGAAAGATATTTCCACTGTCCTACCGGATGATTTGCCGGGATTTCATGAACATAAATAGCATATTCGGCAGTGTATCCTATCTGCATTTTAAGAGGAGATGATGAAAGGGTTGTAACTCTTCCAGATCTGCGAAGTGTGCCGGTATCTACAGGACACATCATTTGCGACTGTCTAAGCACTTCATTAGCCCATTGCGTTATAATCGTTTTATACCCTGCCTCAAGCATCTCAGATTTAATCTTGAGGTTAGCTACACACTTAGCCCCGCCGGTCATATAGCCGCCTCGTACTTGGTAAGATATACTTCTACACAGACTTCCACACCGAGATGGTTATTTATTCGATTAATCTGGCTGATTTTCGGGGTTTCGCCGGAAGGAAGGGTTATTTTATCATCATATGAGAGGGAAGTGCCAGCCGGAAACTGAAGCCAAGCTGTAGAAAGTACCTCAGCCCCGTTTTGATCGGTTACTTTCTCGACCATCTCTTGATATCTGCAAGAAACTGTTTGAGCCGTCCCGTAAGTAATTGTGTGATGAGCATCTATCGACTTCTTATGTGCAATTGTTACGGACGACGGAAACATTTTATCAAGCCTTCCATAGCAGAAATTCAAGAACTGCGACAATAATCGCATTCCCAATTATATGGAGTTGAACCCCCGGACACTGTGATATTATTGTAGGGGGAAAACTGTCCGGAGGTTAAGGGGGAACTACCGGGAAACGTGCCTCCATCTTGATAGGGTTGCGTTAACTGTCCCATACCCGATTCGTCCATGAGGAATTGAGACTCTGGTACACTTCACACGCTGGATATATTTCTCAGCTTCCTGCTCGTATGCCTGGATATCCTGGTCTATTGTGTTCTGTTGCTCGTAATTCCCTTGCTTAACCCTTGCCGCAAGCTCCCCGGAAGTTTTCATTTTTCGGAGGGTTGCAGCCAGAGCCGCGTTTTTTCCTGCGAGAATGATATTTTTATCTGTCTCGCTTGTGGTTCCGGCTCTATCAAGTACATCGTTTGAAACTTCAGTAATTATACTGAGAATTTCGTCATCGGTTAAGATTGTCGATATATGAGCGCGGATATAGTCAACGGAACACAAGACCATTTAGATCACCTGTTACGTTTTTTACTGGGGGGTTTTTCAGGAGGTTCTAAAGTTTCAGGTTTCGGAGCTTCAAGAATAATTATCGAATCCCCAAGTGACGCGGCTATTTCTGCGTTACACGAAAACGTTTCGCCTTTCTTGAAAGTTCTTCGAAATCTCCCAAAATTTACTGGAAGATCGTTAGAAGCTGCCATTACCCGAACCAGTGAATCACCCTCAGATTGCGCTAAGTTTACATATTGCGTTTGGGTGTTTGACCCTGAGAATTCCAGCAGTAAAGACCCTTCCAAATAAATCTCCTGTGTCTGGATGTTTGCTGTCAATGCCGTGTTCTGTCTGATAATTGGCAGTTAAGAAGTAGTCGAAGTATGGTTTTGCAGCCTGTGGAGCAGGAAGGAGAAGCCCGTTAGATGCAGGAAGGACAGTTTCAGGAACGGAGAACACTGACCCGCCGTTCAGCATTCTCATAACTCTTGGAAGTTCCTCTACTCCTGTAGTGGATGCGCTTGCTTCAAGCTGCCCGTACTGAGTAGATGGAAGCACCAGGTTGAGAGGAATTGAGTAAGCCGGGATACCATCGTCAACAAGAAGTTTCTTAGCTGCAGAAACCGTTGCTACCGCGTTTCCATAAGTCCCGAAATCCGCGCATCCTGCGGCAGCATCACAATCGTTCCCCGCAGACTGATACAGACCTTTTATGTCGTAATTTGACCCATCGTTAGCAATCCCCTGAATGATTGCGAGATCTTCGACTGAAACCGTCTGATAGAGCGCTTCGATTGCCGAAGCAGAGTCAATATCAGTGCCGTTCTGCAACCAGGAGTTGTATGTTCTGCGGTTTACTCTGTAGTCCTTCCAGTAAACTGGAATCTTTGAGTTTGTCAGGGTAACGTCTATTACGTCCTCGTTCCCGTCGGTAAATCCATATGAGACGTAACCACCGGATAGTCCGGTAATTTTTCCCCAATCCACACTGGAGATACCAAATCCCTGCGGAGCAGTTACCGGGACAAGCTTTCTGCCTATGGTGACATTTTTCAGAGGCTCTACGAGCTGAGAATCAATCTTTTTACTGAAAGTTGCAAGTGCGTTTGTCATATTTTGTCAGCCTCCTTAAATCAGACTCAGTACCATTATGTCGGCTGCTTCGGTTGTGGTCGTTACACTTTCCATAGCGATACCAACAACTATACCGCCACCGGATGCTGCCTTTGAGACCATCCCATCGTTGGCTGCTACTAAGCGGTCACCCTTAACAACTGTCTGAGAGGCTGCCAACTTGCCGAGAACTACAAAACCACCGCCATACAAAACTGGAGCCTGGGCGTTTGCGGCATAGATTGATGTCTTGTCAGTCGGCATAAATCCGGCATTGGTGCACTGTTCATATCCAAGCCATCCGATACAAATCCCGGCTGCACCGCATACGGTTACATCGTTGTCGTTTGTGCCCTTTATCACCAATCTTCCGGGATACATGTTGGTAGCGTCTTCCACATTGAGCTCCTGAATTAGTGGAGTGCCTGCAACCAGAATTTTATTATTCGGTGCTCTTAGCCCTAACATTGTCATTATTCCCACTCTCCAGATTTCGGATTATATATTCCAGTTGCGACTGTGCTCAATTCGGATTTCCCGGGGTTTCCGGCTGGATACTGTACGCCAGAAGCTCCGAGTTTTACACCACCCAGATCTTCAGCGAGTTTGTTAAGATCGGCTGCGGTAAGTGTCTTAAAATCTTCTGGATTTGTTTCAATGCCTAGTTTTTCCCTGGCGCTTGCGAATGCCTTGAAAGCTGTATCCCTTTCATTTGCTGCCTGGACTTCAGCTTTGTATTTTTCAAGTTCTGAGGCTACAAGTTTCTGAGCTTCTTCGAGAGTGAGGGATCTGGCTTTTCCCTTTTCAAGAGAGGCTATTAGTGCGTTTTTCTCTCCGAGTTTGCCTTCCAGATCCTTGACGGATGCTGTAAGCCCTTCTATCTGCTTCTCAAGTTCGGGAACTGATGCAGCCACCGGCTTGAGTTCTTCAATAATTTTGTCTTTTTCTTCGATCTGCTTTTTCAGATCCTCTATAGTGTCGTCTGGTATTGTTTCACCTTCTTTTTGTGATGCAATTAACGTAAATTGTGATAAAGTCCTAAAACGATAAGCCCCGTTATCTGAGGCGGTGATCTCCCAAGCCGCCTGACTCCATGCTGGATTCCTCACAAGAGTCATGCTACGAGCTTCGATTCCTGTCGCCCATCCTTCTGAGTCAATATTTGAAGCATGGATGTATGTGCTCCAGTTTTTTTCCCAAGTTCCATCTGCGATTTTCTGAGCGGCTACGGAATCAGTTATCTGCCCTCTTGCTTTGATAACATCCCCTTCGCGCCACGCGGCAACTATTCGCCCGACTTCGGCTTTGGGGTCTTCGGAAAAATCGCAATCATGAGGACCGTCGCGCGGGCATATTCGGATTACAGAGGATTGTAACGTTTTGATAGCGTTATCTGCTTCTGATGCGGGTATGCCCCACCCGTTCGCGTTTTTTTGATTGAGAGGGAAAGCTATACCTTCGATAAAAAGAGTCATTTGTAAATGTTAACGCTGTGAACTGATATATATTTATCTGTGAACTGCCCCACGCTGAAGCAGTGGGGTAGTTCACTGTAAGGCTCTGTATTGATCCAAAATGAAAAGTTAATAGAAATACATTAGGCACTTAGAAAAAAGAGATTATAGAGGATTAGAATAACGTCATTTGTTGCCCGACTTCCTCACATTTCCACCCGTTCGCCTGCCAGATTCTCCTTACTATTTCATCCCTCGAAATCGCCCCGCCTCGATACATCCCGATAAGTTCAGGATGTTCAGCGAGGTACTTCAAGACGTTACCATGACAGGGTTTCGGATAACACCAACACGCCAGCCATTTTCCTTCAAGTTCGTGGAGATCGTTTACAAGCTCACTATCTATAAGATAGTAAGTGTATTTCTTAATAACATCCATCCGTTCACGTTCTGAGCGTATTCTATAAGGATTTCCCCATTTTGATTTTCTGTCAATTCTTATGATTTGCGATGGGACGCAGGGAGTATTACGCATGTTGAGGATTTCGATTTCAGACATTATTCTCACTCCCATTCACAATTCTTTTCCTGACTTTCGACATAGGCTTTCAGGACATCCAGGGAAACTTGTCCTGTAGTTGCAAGGAAGTAAGATGGTGCCCAAAAAGCATCTCCCCAAAGGATTTTTTTAGTTTCAGGAAATTCATTTCTAAGGACTCGAGCGGAAGCCCCTTTGATGCTGTTGATTACCTTTGTTAAGGCTGTGTTAGGGGCAGCCTTGAAGAGAATATGATGGTGATCCTCTCCAGGCTCTTGGGCTACTATTTCAATAGCCATTTCAGAGTTTTTTTCTCGTTGCCATTTTTCAGCCATTTTATATATAATTTCTTTTAACCTTTCCCTGATTACCTCGTTATACAGGGCTTTTCTCCTGTCTTTCACGACGAGAATTAAATGGTAATGCAGGGTGTACACAGAGTGAGCACCCTTGTCAAGTTTATAAACAGTCATTTCAAGCCCTCTGAAATGACTGTTTTTCCTTTTCTTGAATAAGATAGTTCATGAATATTTCTTTGTATTTTTCTTTATCTTTGAATGGTATATTATGTATCCGCCCTACCTGGAGGGCACCATTCAGGTAAAGTACTTTTGATTTGAAATCTGTAATTTTCTCTGCTCTGAAGAGCGCGTCAAGCTCTTCATTATTTTTTGGCATTCTGTTGATTCTCACTATTGGAGAATCTTTTGGCCTTGTT